GATTCGTCTTCCTTAAGCTTAAGCTTACGCATAGCTACCACGATAGACGAAGCATAGATGAAGCCCTGACCACCTGAAATCTTATCGTCAGGGTCAAACATATCCTGCGATGCATAAGTGTGGTTAGTAGCAACAAGACCGACGTTGTTTGAACCGAACATGTTTACGCAGTTACGAACAAGTGCAGTCAATGCTTTGGGCTTACGACCCATGTCACCCTTCATGTCACCGGCTTCAAACTGATTAACATCAGTCGGAGTTAGCAACATGCCAAGCGAGTCAATGACGAACAGAACCTTAGGCTTGTCTTCTTCATTCATGGCTTTGTAGCCCTTCATGAATTCGCTGATAGTCTTAGCAACATCATCAATCATTGCCATGTTCAACTTGAGGAGCTTATCCTCAGCAGTATCTACACCAAGAGCGTGAAGCCAGGCTTCGTCAAGTGCGTTTTCGCTGTCAATCAGAACAACATAGATACCCTGCTCTTGAGCATGGCGTACTAGGTTGCCCGAACAGATGTAGCTCTTACCTGATCCAGACTCTCCGGCAAAGACAGTAACTTTACCAAGAGGAATCCCCTTATTAAAATCTCCACTAATTCTATAATTGAGTGCATAATTACCTGTACTTACCCAATCGGTTGGGTCGTTAAATCCGATACTAAGGCCGTCAATCGCCTTAGTAATGTCCTTGCGGAACTTACTAATATCAAATGGCTTTGCCACTATTTTCTCCTGTTATCTTACAATTTGTTTTAACTTATCACCCGTTGAAGTTTTTTCAAGCACTTCGGGACAATTTTCTGCTAGTTCATCTAAGTGACTATCCCATGGATAATGACGTAGAATAGTTCTAGCACGGTCACGAATGATACTTGGTACTCTGGGTGTTTTGCCAGGATCGCAAAGTTCTTCTAAAAGCTTTCTGCTTTGCTTCAAGGCTCTATATCTTTCATTTGGTAATGTCATATAAACCTCCTGTCAAATGGGGAGGACTAAGCCTCCCCTATCTAAGTTTTACTTAGACTGACGGGCGCGGATCATTGCAAGAATGTCCTGAGCCTTGTCGCTTGATGTGTCCGACTTAGGAACAACTACTGGATCAGTTGCAGCCGGTGCTGCATCTTCGTCCCAAGGAACATCATTGTTGACTGCTGGAGCAGTTTGGGTAGTGCTGGTTTCAGCAGTCACCGCTGGTTCGTCCTGTGCTGCTCCAGCTGGGGCCTCAAGTCCATAAGGACGATAGTAAGCGCCCCACTTATCAGGATCATATGCACGACCATCAACAGATGCTTCAAACATTTCCTTGATAACACGAAGTTCTGCTTCGCTTGGCTTCTTCGGTAAGAAGTCCTTAAGATTGAAAAGACCATGTGCTTCAATAGCAGCAAGTTCTGCCTCAGTCAACGGGGATTCCTTACGGGCCCAGTTAGAAGTTGAGTAGTCAGCATAACCACCCTTTGAAGTCTTCTTGATGTTGAAGTCAAGACCACGAGCGTAATCAGTTGGCAATTCTTCCAACTCAGGATCCATCAATGATGCCTTGATTACAGTCTGAATCTGAGGACTGATTACGAAGCGACGAATAGGATTAGCCGGAGTTGCATCATCACCGAGAGGGTTTGCACGAACGAAGCCCTGATAGAGATAAGAACGCTTCTTCCAATACTTGTTAGCGAGGTCCTTAAGAGTGTCATCCTTGTACCAAGGACGAACTTCTGCGAGAACGGGGCAGTTGTCGCCATACATTTCTACGCAAGGAACCTGAACGATTACCTGCTTAGCATCTGGCTGACCCTTAATGCCATTGAACGGAAGCTTAATGATCTGACGTTCAACCCAGAAAAAGTCGTTGGTGTTGTCGGCGTCAGGAAGGAAACGCACTGTTGCAGTTGCGCCTTCCGAAATATTCCAATGTGGGTAAATTGCATTATCAGACTGAGTACGTGGACCGTTGTTCTGATTCTTGTTTTCTTGGGCTGCCAAACGAGCCCGGATTTCTGCTAGACTTGCCATTTTGTTTTTCTCCTTTTAAATGTGCCTAAGTTGAGCCTAAATGTGTTTTTATGTTTGTTGTTTGGAGACAACTTCAACACAAGTTATGTTATAACTCATGTCAGAAGTATTTACAATAGAATTGGGTGCATAATATAATATTATATTACACTATGTACCCAATTTGTTATTATCTTTTGAAAAGTGCCATTTCTATGATACGAGCTAATTCTGGGCTTTTGTTCTGGACCCAAATCTTCTTCAAGCTGGATTCCCATTTCCGCAGAATATTGAGGATCAAGTCTAATGTTTCCGAATCCATTATCACGCAATGTTTGTACTACTTGGTCTAAGGGAACTTTCGCCTGAAATATAGTATTTTGTATTCCCCATTTAGTATGGCGACCTGTAATACGAGTATCATTAACGTAAACTGCACCTTTATCAGTAACTTCTACATTTACCTTTTTGGTGCGGGCTTCTTCAACTTCTTCTTCTGCTACTGTTTGGGGTGCCATGCTGATAAAGTTTTCTTCAACATCGCCCTTGAATGCTTTGTCAAGAGTCTTTCTAGCATCCTTCATAGCTTTTTTAGCAGCTAGCATCTTAGCAGTCTTATCTGGACCTCTTGCATTGTCAAAGTCACGCTTTGACCCGTGTTCTTTGTCCATTTCGTTTACATCATTTGCAGCGTGAGGTTTACGATTACGCATTTCTTCTTCACGCTCAAAGTCTTCTTCTGATGGAATCCAGCTATCGTCATCATCGTCATCTAAATCATCATCTTGCTTCTTCTTGAACGGGACAACATCGCCCTCGTCAAGTTCTAGCTTCTCATTGATAACGCTGTCTGCCCATTCTGCTAGAGTATCAATTTCTTCCATTTCAGTTACTGGCTTCTTGAGTCTTGATAAGATTGGCATTGCTGATTCAATGCGAGGGTCTACCATTTCTTGAACGAACAAGTCATTGATTGATTCGTCAAGTTCGTCTTCCATTAGTGTAGGAGTCCAAGATTCAAAATAATTTTGATATCCTTTGTGAGTAGTCAACTTGTGTAGTGTTTCACGCAAGCTAGTATAGTGATTGATACCTTCGTTTACTAATTCTTGTGCTGATTCATTGAACTGACCATTACGAGTTGCACGAACAAATCCAGCCATCTTGTTATAGTCTTCACATACTGACTTGATATGATTCCACTTGTCATCATTGGGTACGCCGCCTTCTGCGATATGACGAGCATATACACGAGCGATGCCAGGGCGGGTAGTTGGAGCAAGGAATCTTTCACCTTCTTGGTTCTCAAGGAAAATCTTAGCTACGTTACGATAACGCTGTTCACCTTCTTCAAGTGCGCGGTTATGTTGTAGAATGATCTTTACATTTGGAACTGCGTCATTATAACTTGCTTTTCTACCCATTGGATGGTAGCTCTCGCCTAGCTTTTCTTTCATCTTATAGTAATCCCGTTGTCTCATATCGTCGCCTAGACGATCTTTGTTTGACAATTCAAAACTTAATTGTCTACGTTGTGCCCAATTCTTTAAATGCTTTAAGAACCCAGTCCAACTATCGTCATATTCTGCGCCCGGAGTAGTAGTGCTGGGGCTTTCTTGCTGTTCTTCGTCATAGTATACAATGACGTTAGCAGCATCATCAATTGATACCCATGCTTTGCCGTAATCTTTACCGTCTTTATTGAAAGTAAACTGAATAACATCAGCAGCCTGACTAGCAGGAACTCGTTGATTCTTACTGTCTAGTGGAACAGGTTGATACCCTCTTACTTTGAGAAGGTCGTATAAGTCGCGGTTGAATGATTCGTTGTCAGTGGCCATGTTAATATTTATGCCAACTTAGCCCAAGACGGCAAAGAATGGTAACGGTGCAATCACTTCATCGTGGTCTCTAATTTGGCTTTCTAAATCGCCATGGAAGTCTGCTAACTGTGTCATCATACGCACTGCCAGGAGAGTTGACATTACTAAGTCATCTGTGTCTCCGATCTTAGCAGCGTAACTGCCGCCGCTGGCAACAAACGCTTTCAATTCGCTAATGAGAGAGCGACTATGTATGGTCATCTTCTTTGATTCTAGCAGTGTTTTGAACTTAGCGCAAGCAGCTAGCTTAGGCTTATTAGAAGTGTTGAACCCTCTACGTCCTTTGCCCTTCTCAGATATAAAAATGCCAGGAATATTTGACTCACCATACTCGTTGAGTGAAACAACCGCAGCCTCACCTACGCCATTATTTTCAATGCTGTAGTAAATGCTATTTGGCTCTTTTGTTATTTCTGAGATATATTTGCAAATCTCAGCAAGTAACTTAATCTGACTAGGAATATCAGTCTTATTGTGTTTCCATTCACCGATCTGTGTAGTAGTGCTTGCGTCAAATACTTGAATAGCAGCCGGATCGCCGCCTGTACCCAATGACGGATCAAGTGCAACTACATAAATTCTACCCTTTTCGGGCTGTTTATACCAGCGAACCTGACCTAATCTATTGATAGGTTCAATGCCTTCAAGCATTACTAAGGTGTTTGGATTGATAAGTGTTTCATCTGCGATAATGAACTCACAACCGATTTCACGATTGAATCTGTCTTCACCTAACTGAGCCTTCATCTCAGCAGCCCATTTCTCATCTCTGCCGGGCTGTTCGTGCCAGTATGCTCTGTAGGCTCTAAAGCCGTTGACGCCTAACTCAGTTGTGTTACCAAACTCGTCTTCGGTCTTGTTAGCCATCTTCCAGATAAGAGCGAATTGATCTTCGTCGCTGTTTGGTGTTGATGTAATGATTGCTTTACCACCAGTTGATAGCGTAGGAGTAATAGCAGTCCAGAATTCTTGTGCGATTGAGGGGCGAACGAACGCAAATTCGTCAAGGTATAGTAGTGTGATAGACATACCACGACCTGTGTTTTCAGTCGTAGTAGCAGACACGATACGGGAACCGTTCTCAAAGTCAAGTGAGCCTTTGTTGTATGTAGTTACCCCGGCTTTGATGTGGTCCGGGCAGTTTTCATATGCATAACGAATACGCTGCATAATTTCTTGGGCACCGGTGTACTTGTGTGCTGCAATTAGAATAGTAGAGTCAGGTACGAACATGGCGTACCAAAGCAAATACCCTGCTGCCGATGTTGACTTACCTGACTGTCTAGGCATTAGACTGATACTGAAACGATAGCGATGGTATGT